TACATACCTCCAACTTTTTTTCCATTTATAATTTCTAAGAAGCTGAACGGTCTAAACGGAAAAACGTCATTGTCTGTAATTACGGTTAAGTTTTGTGGATCGTCTTTTTTTATGTGATTTTTTAAAATATTTTCTAAACAAACTGTGTGATGCTGAGAACAAAACAACGGAACGTCTTTTCGTTTTTCAAAGTCTATACATCTTAATCCTAGCGAAGACGACGCGTCTCTTATTTGATCTTCTAACTCGGTGTCTTTTCCGTTGTTAACTATCACCAGTTCGTAATTGTCTTTACAATACTTTTTAAACTGCTCGTATTGTAATTTTATGAACTCTGGTTTTATATAGTGAGTCGTGTATATTATTACTTTACTCATAGACTTTTCCCTCTTTAATATCGAAAATATCGTATTTCAATTGTAAGATCTGATCTTTTATCTCTGACACGTTTAGCGTAGGATATCTAGTATCTCCTATTCCTCCCTTATCGCTTATTGCGAAAGCAAACTTATCGCAAGGCACTGTGTACGTTGGAGGATTAAAATGAAAGTACTTGTTTATATAACTCTCGTCGTTAACTCCCGGTTCGTATCCTATTTTCTTGTCCTCTATCTGATAGTCTATAAGAGTGTTACAAAAATCAATAACAATATCAGTTCTTCCGCCAAAGAAAGCTCCGTAGTGATAAGTGTAAGGCAGCTTACTGTCCAACGGAACGTAAGCCTTAGACTCAGGATTCCTATCGAATCCAGCTCCGTTTTTCAACCAATCTCGATTACCGTAGTGTTCTCCTCCAACCAGATCTCCCAAAAACCAGTCTTCGGTAAAATCTCTGTGGATATTAGTATCAGCATCAAAATAATAAACGTAATCGCAATCCTTATCTAAGTCTTCTTTTATTACTACTATGTTTTTGAATTTTGAGTTAGTTCCGTCTTGCCAATTATCGTGCTTATCATAGTGATAACTTACGTCTATGTCCTCAGATATACAATCTTTTGGATCTTGGTCCGAAAAGAAATAAAACTTTACTTTTCTATCTCCTTTGTAAAAGTGATTAAATCTTTTAATAAATCTAACTCCTAAAACAAAGTAAGCATTAGTGGCCAATATAACGATTCCTATTTTTTTCATAGCAAACAAGTTTTAGTTTCTACTTCTTTAATTTCTTGGTAATATAAGTGACTACAGTTATCGTCTTTTGTTCGAAGACTTAAATTATATGGTAGGGTATCCCTGTAATTAGCTTTGTAAAACTTTCCTCCACAAGAGCATGTAACTCCTGCGTTATGATATATAGTTACCTCTTCCCATCGGTTTAAAGAATCTGTTCCCCAACAAAATTCCATTTCTTTTACTACTTGAGTCTCGTGTCCTTTTATCCATCCGTTCCACAAAACTGCCCACATATCTGCACACCATATTTGTAATTCATGGTGACTAGGATCTAAAGCTTTCTTTTGATTATTCAATTGAGATATCTCGTAATAAAGCTTCTCAGAATCTGTTTCTACTTTATCCCAGAACATCCAATCTATATTCTTAAGTATGTATTGAGCTCCGCCAGAATGATCGTTCATGAGCTTAGGAATCATCTTGGGCATCTTTACTATTTCACACATCTTGTCGTAAACGTCTTGTCCCTTAGATATTATATAGTCGTAGTTGATATAGCTATTGGTATCGCTTAAGTACCACATGTCGTCATCTAAAAACTTAGAGAAGTCTGGATTCTTAGTGAAAGCTATATCGCAATCGTGGTAGAATATTGCTTCGTACTGAAGTTCTGGATGCTTTTTAAAATGTTGCTTAAGTACATTTGGTCTTATCGAAGATATGTAGCGAATTGGTTGCTCTCTGGTATCTTGATAAAAAAAGAACCTTACTGTGTTATAATGAGATGCTAATTTGTTCCACATCTCTACTGTTTCTGGCTTGCTAGTATCGTCGTTAGGATTCCAAGCGACCAGGATATCTATGTTGTTTGGGTTAATTCCGTGCTTGATAAAGTTATTGATCATAACTTCTACTTGCCAAGCGTAGTATACTAGTCTTGGCTGAGCACACATGTAGCGTAAATTTTTCATAACAATTTATTAATTTATATACTATTTTTTATCACTTATATGATACAGGCAGAAGCGCAACTAGTAAACGATCCGTACGCGTTAGTTAGTATGTAACCTGCACCAGTTGACGTACTGAGTATTTTATAAGTATGAAGAGCATCATTGCCATCGGGATACCACCTTCCTATTACCACCGATTGTCCAGTTGGAAACGCAACAAGCACATTCGCAGAGCTAACTGTACAATCAGAACACTGATATTGATCCGCTAAATATATATCGTATGTAGTAGACGTCGTGGTACTTGTAGTGGTGCTAGTCGTAGTTGTGGTCGTCGGAACTGTCGTAGTGCTTGTTGTGGTACTAGTGGTTGTGGTTGTTGTTGGCACAGTAGTCGTACTCGTAGTGGTACTAGTTGTAGTCGTCGTAGTTGGAACTGTTGTAGTACTTGTTGTAGTACTCGTAGTCGTAGTCGTTGGAACTGTTGTAGTACTCGTAGTAGTGCTAGTCGTAGTAGTAGTTGGAGTCGCGGTTGTAGTGGTGCTCGTTGTACTAGTCGTTGTAGTAGTTGGAGGACCTGAATACGGAATCATCGCGTATTGATATTCCTCGTCTGTGATAATAATCACGCCTTGAGAATATAATATATTTCCTACATGATTATTTTGAGTATATGTTGTATTAGTTAAATAATCTTTTGAAGAATATATAATATTAAGTCCTCCTGGAATAGATGATCCCATTGGAGATGCAGCTATACTAGCAGATATTTGTGTTTGAGTATTATTATATACTTCAATACCCATCGCTCCAGGATTGCTTGGATCTGGGATGCCTGCATTTGTTACTATATATTTTATTGTATGAGTCCCTGTGGTTAAGCTAACTGGATATATGTGCCAGTGCCTAAAATTAGTTCCGTTTCCGTCTGGAAGTCCCAAAGAAACTACTAATGTATCATCTATATAAACAGATCCATAGTTATCACAACCTATTCCAAGATAATATGTACCTGCAGTAACAGTGATATTAAAATCTATAGCGAAGTCTCCAAAATAAGTCAATGATTTTGCAGACCAAAGACCTGAGTAGTTTAATCTACCTGTTCTATTCGCGGTTACTGGATTAGTCCAAAAAGTACCAGCATAAGATCCTCCAACATATGCAGTATTCCATTCCAATGCTGTACCGGTTCCTTTTGTGCTATATCCGGGAGAATATAATCTTACTCCAGATGATGCATACGCGTCATTAGTCGATGGTTGTGATCCTGCAATGTATGTGTCTATTACATTTCCGTTTCCGTCGTCAATTAGTCGATATGTGCTTCCAGTAATTACTAAACTTTTTCTAGCTATTTGTTCTCCAAAAGAAGTTCTAGAAATTCCTATTACTGCAAGTTGCGCGCTAGAACTAGTAGGAAAATACCTATAATCATTATCAAAAGTTCCTTCAGCGGCGGTAGATTGATTCGAAGAATTCCAAAAACTAGAACTAAATAATAAAGATCCTGTAAGATACTCTTGATAGTAAAGTTGTTTTACTAGAGCATAGTTTAAATAATTACTTCCATCTCTATCAAAAGAAGTGTTTACTCCTCTATTTACCGTAATACCATTTGCTGTAAACGATGAGCTATCGTAAGACGCAGAATATTTTAGTAAAATAGGAGTGGTGGAAACTTCTGAACGTTTTATAGTGTTCTGTCCGCGACTCATTTTTTATTTTAATTACCAATCCAATTTAACTCTAACTAATGCTTCTTTTGTAAAATCTTTCACTAGTGGCTTAGATAATTTAGCTACAGCCAAAAGTTCGTTATTATTGTTGTACATTCCCACAGTAGTGATATAAGTCTGAGGACTGTTTATAAAGTTAGAGTAAATCATTTCTCCAGAAGATCCAGAAACAAATGATGGGTTGGTAGAGTAATTATATCCAGCGTTAGGGATTCTTACGAACACATAATCAGAAGAGATAGTCTCTTGAGAATTAAGTTGAAAGTTTGCGCTCGCAGAGATAGCTTGATATACAGTTTGTAAGTTTGATATATTAGCAGCTGGAGTATTTGTAGATGATAATGATATAGCTAATCCTCCTTGACCTACTGGACATCCTAATGCTTTAGGGTTTAAAACAATCAAGCCAATGTCTGGAAGAAAAAGACCGTAACTTCCTGAAGGAGTGTATCCTTTAGCGGGAGCTCCTGAAATTAGTGGGCTACTTTGAGCGCTTCCATTAGAACCTGATACGATATTATACACTCTTCCTCCATCTACAAAAGTTACTGTGCTTACATCATTAGAGTTATTAGTAAGAATTAAACTATCTGATCCAACTTTTAGTCCTAGATTAAACGTTCCAAGAAATAAACTTTCTTTATATCGATTTCTATCTATTTGAATAGCGATCATATCAAGTGATCCAGTATTCCCGGTTCCAAAGTTGAATTTAGTTTCAGCGTCTCCAAATATAATATTTCTAAATTGTCCAAAGTTTATCCTTGTTGGACTTACGCCTGGAATAAGAGAGTTTAGTGGTGCTGATCCGGATCCATTAATATTACCGTACGCTATAGAGAATTGAATAGCAGAGTTCGTAAGTCCTACGCTATCGTTATACACGTCTAAGTAATAGGTCTTATCTGCAGTTGATGAAGTAAAAAAAGTAGCGAGTGTTGGAATATTTGTACTCCATGCTGGTGCTGTTACCGAGTCTGAAGATACTACTAGATCTGTTGGTGCTATTGCTGTAAATGACATTTGTAGTTAATATTATTGGTTAACTTTTACTATTTGAACTGGTACTGAAATCCTTGCTCCTGAATCGCGTCCGACTACTACTAATGTTGTGTATAGACTTGTATTAGTACCAAACAATGTATTAATAGTCGTAGCAGTGATATTGATAGTTGTGCCAATAACAGTTTTACTAACGTTAGTTCCTATTGTTGTAGTAGAGTTTAAAGAGGTAGCTTCAGGTGTGTTTATTCCTACTCCGTTAAAAGTAGCCGTAGTTCTTACATCCGCAATTGTAGCAACGTATCCAGAAGCTTCGAAAGTAGATGTAGCTCCAAGATAGTTCAAAGTTTGAGGAGTAATAGATAGTGAAGATCCTTGTTTAAGGACTATGTTAGAATATCCAACGCTAAGTACAGGAATTTTAGCTGTTCCTCTTGGAAGAGTAATAAGCTTGTATTTCATAATCTCTTGATCGTCAGGATACGCTTGAATTATTGGCATAGCTTCGATAGCTTCGCCGTAAAACGCTGATCCTGAAGGATGATTAGGATTGTACAGAGTGTAATCGATTTCGTCGTCTGACAAAGAGAATTGAGTTATTTGAAAAGAACCGTCGTTTCTTGAAAGAAGTTCTCTGCCTTTCTTTGTTAGAATTGCATCTACGACTACAGATGTGCTACTTAAATATGACATGAGTTAATAATTGCGTTGTTTATAAATAAATATCTTTGTTTTTACTTTTTAATCTTTATAGTTGATTAAGGACTAGGTGGTAAAAGATTTTGAGCTCTAAGAGACTTCACAGTGTTACCAGAGTTAGTTTTTACTTCTTCAGAGATATACTGAGGAAACAATAGTCCTTCTTCAACTATACTTGAATCTTTTGGATTGTATCTAAGCATCACGTTAGTTTCATCAGGTACGTGTTTCCATACAATATATCTACAAGCTCTCCAACGAGCTCCAGAAAAACTTTCTGTTGGAACAGTTGATCCAGAACTAAATAGAGCTAAGTTTACAGGGCGATCTAACTCTGAATATATTCTCGATCCTGTCACCCCAGAGCCTGTAAAAATTACGTTTTTAATTGTGTATTCAAAGTTTTCATTCCATCCAAGTCGTGAAGCTGAATCATAAAAAGATATTCTATCGCCGGTATTTAAAGTAAATGGAAGTAATACATTGTCTAAAAGAGAAGCCGTAAAGGCTGGATCAGAAAATGAATCAAATGTTATTCCATTTGAGTAGTAATAAGCCAATTCTGAATTAAATACTACTTGGTTTGATTCGCTTATAAAATATAGACAAGGTTGAGAACTAGTTATAAAAGGTGTATAATACGTTAATGTACTTGATCCACCGCCTGTTCCACCACCACCACCACGAGATATAATGCCTTGAATATATACATATCCCTCGCTTATAGCAGTAGGCCAATATGTAGATGATGCAGCGCTTCCTATTATAGCAGTGCTAGTTCCACCACCACAAGATTTTGCAGTATAAGCACTAATATAAGATACTTGAATATTATTATTAGAAGTTCCATTAAGTACACTTATATATACTACTCTAGCAACGTATGTACCTGTTGAAGGATCTTCTGGTAAAGTTATAGAAGCCTCTACATTTACATTATACGGTACATTTCCATTATTGTAAGTGGCTTTAAGATATATATCAAATTGACTAGTATCACACGGTTCCGTAGGAGTCTCAGTTACAATCCAACTCATGGTCCAGTTAGCAGGTAATAATACAGCATCTGATGGAGTAGACCCTCCACCAGCAGTTATAGTAATTTCAATGGGACTAGTTAAATTATATGTCTGAGTTACGGCAGATCCGCTAATGTTATGTAATATGGGAAGGTATCTAAATCCTCCTTCAAATATTTGAAGTGTTGGATTATTTGCTAATTGCTGAGAATATGGATTCTTTTCATCATACTTAAACAATGATACGTCTACGTTTTCTCCAGATTTATATACATTTTGAACTTCAAATATATTTGTATTAACTTTAGTTAGATCTAGTACGTTTTGATTATTATCAATTAAGTATTTTATTTGAGCATTAGATCTATTTGGAAAAAATAGAGAAGAACTGTATATGTCTACTAAATAAGCATATTGATATTTTATCTTATCAATAGCAGCAGTTTTGCCATATGACATATCACCAACAGTATAAGTGTTATACTTAGCACTAATTGTGTTAGATCCGTAGTATCTAGGATCTGTAAAGTGTCTAGTAGCATAGTTATAATCTTGAACGTACGCGTAAGGACTGTTTGGATTAGTGTACGTATTATAGTTATTGCTTATTGAATTGCTTATAGATTGCGTAACTATTCCAAAGTTGGTTGGAACTAATTGATTAAAATTGTAGTCTAGATCAAAAAATCTATTAGACCTAACTGATTGACTAACGTTTTGGAATAAAGCGCTTGGGGTAACCGAAACTAATCCCACAGAAGCGTTATTAGAGTTCTCTGCTTGACTTAGAGCATCTCCATTAGTAACTACTATCTCTGTTCCTCCAAACTGACCTGTAAGCTTCTCTACGTTTTGAGAGCTGCTTATAGGAACTAGACCAACAGGAGTAATTTCAACCGCGTTCCAATTAGTGTTAGATCCAGAAAATATGTTTCCAGGCTCAGCACTAAGAGTCAACATGTCTATTGATTGAGACATTTGATCGATGCTTGCGCTTGGTTCGTGTCTAGCGTACTTGTTTCTTTCTAAGATGTGACTTTTAACTATGATACCAGTAGATAAGTTTGCTCTAGCTGGAACGAAGTCTTTTATAGTCTTAAACAGAGAATTGTTAAAGTACTTAATCAATCTTATGTACTCCCAAACACTGTGAGGTTGTGTATACGCTGAAAAGTAAGAATTACTTGCGCTAACTAATGGAGTATAAGATGAAGAGTACTGATCTTTTGGATTTCCTATAAGTTGATCTATATCAAAATATCCTAGAGAAGAAGTAATGTTATCGTTTAGTACGTCTGCTATAGAGAAACCAACTTCTATATTTGTGGAGTTTCTTCTTGAATTATTGTTGTAATACTGTAAAGTTGAATAAGGAGAAAGTACGCTAGAAGATATATGAAGGCTAGAAGTAATTGCTGTTACTTTATTATTATTTATTGAATCTACTCCATCTATTAGACTTCTATTGTATCCACCGAATTCATTTACAGTAAGCACATTTTCTGGAATTCCGTAAATAGAAATCAATGCTTTTATCGATCTTTGAGTTCCTCTTGACTTTAGTAAGTAAGGTAAGTTATGATAGATCCTTTTATATATCTCTTGCTGTAAAACTTTAGATCCTTGAGTTGTTAAACTTGAAGTAACGTATGTATTGATCTTTTCTGATCCTGTTGGAGGAAGTAAAGATCCATCGTAATTGTATCCAAACAAATCGTAATAAACATTATCAGAAACATTTGTATTTGTGTAGAGTTCCATTCCCATGCCTTTAAGGGCATCAGATACCATATCTATAGAGATACCTGTACTTGGATCGTTAGTTGCATTAAATCTATTCGTTACGTCTTTGTAATAAACCCAAATGTTATCAAAATGCTGACCGATCATGTCAACAAAAGTCACATAGGGTTGATTGTTTGCATCATCGTATATATACTGAGGCATAGTTCCCCTTAGTATATCTTTATTAGTATCATCGTATAAAGAAGCAGAGTATAGTAGTGATGAGGTATATTGACTTGGTACCGTAGTTTCGCTACCTAACCAATTTAAAGCAAGAGAAGAGGTAACTGAAACGTTTTGATACGGCTTTACTTTGTTGTATTTAGGCCACGCAAAAGATTCTGATGAATAGTACAAGTAGTATTCGTAGATATCAAAATTTTCTACAATATTAGATACAGAAGTTTGTAATGTGGTTATCGTATTTGACTTAACTGTAGCGTTGCCAACTATCGCTGATTGGCTTACGATCTGCTTGTTATAGTTTTCAATCAGACTCATTTTATATACAAAATTATTCACTCTTTCGGTGGCACTGGAAAAATGAACAAAGTTGCTAAAGTCTGTAAAGTCTAAGTTTATACTTATCGCTTTATCTTGATAGTAACTAGCTAACTGTCTAAAAGAAGAAGTAACTGGACTTGCTAACAAAGAAGCATAAGTATAATAAGGAGTAGTTTGCGTATTTTTCTCTCCTATCCTCACATTAAAGTTTGGTCCTCTTAGTGAGTTCTGGGTTGATGATACCTCTGCCTGAATTTGTATCTCTACATCGTAACTAACAGATTCTGATATGTCATCGTATATCCAGAGCTGTGTCTTCACATCGTAATCGAATGGAAGAGGTTCATAAAGCTTAATTACTAAATATGTGCCAGTGTCGTCTGTAACAGTCGTGGCATTTATTGCAATAAGCTGATCGTTATTACCAAAGTTTAGATAAAAATCTGGGTAATAGTTCTTTAGACTAATATAAGCTTGATACTGATTAAATCCATTTATAATATCTGCTTCTGATATTGTCTGTGAACTTAATTTTAATTCTGTTCTTGATGGAGATATTTCTTTTATCCAAAACCTTCTTAAGTCAGAAGAGCTAAATAAATTTTTGTGAAACTCGTACTGTATATTAAATGATCCCCTATCAAATCCCAAAGTCTTTGCATCGGCTACAGGATCTATAAGTATCTTATCAAATTTTCCTGTAACAGGATCTATAATTTGGTAAGGGGTATAACCTCTATAATCGTAAACTGAAGTTAGAAGATTTCCATTTACATCGTATACAAATAATTCTACTCGATCGTTAGAATCTCCAAAAGACATGTTTATGTAGTTTGAAGAAACTAAACTCTCATCTTTTGGAGTGTAATTTTGTAAAGTCTTTCCCTGTCCAGAATATAATACGTTAACTATTTCCACGTTACATTAAGTTGTTTATTGTAGTAAAAGTCTGATTCAAATCTAACAATTGCTGTCTAAGAGCATTAATCTCCTCTATGAGAGCTTGCTTTTCTATATCTATCACTGATCCACCAATGTATTGTTGACTTTGTTGAACAAGATATGTGTGTGAATTTACATCTCCATCTACAGGTATATCGTAAAACAATTGATCGTAGTAATCAAAGAATTGTGATACTGTTACTCCTGTGTCTGGAACGTTTATTATTGGAGTCACTAGCTCGCTAAAACTATTGTCTATTGCGCTTTCGTACTCACGAGTGTTATATATTTTTTTTACTAGAGTTACTTGATTTGCCATTATCTAGTTATTTTAAAAATACAATCATTATCCACATCTATAGTTTCTCCTGTAGGTAGTGTAGTCTTTACTAGTAGTTTGTAGTACCTTTCTGGTTCTAAACCGTTTAGATAAAGACTAGCAAAACTTCCGTTTTGATCGTAACTAACTTTAGTAAAATTAGTATCAAAATCAACTACCATATCTGTAGTTTTTAGATCTTGTATAGCCCAATAAGTAGATTGTGGAAGTCTTTTATTTGTTGTATATAAAGAAGAAGTTGTAAATACTCTAGCTGGATATTTGTCTCTAGCGTTGATTCTAAATTTAACTCTTTCTGTTTGTATTTTATAAATTCCTTGGTTATTTCCTATAGTAACTACAAAATCAGAATTAGATATCTCAGATAAACTTCCAGTGTAAGAGCTATCATCCCATTTCATTTCTAAAGTAGGAGGATATATTGTGTGAGTATCTACGCTAAAGAAGCTAAGTCCTATATAGCTAACACTACTACTTTCTATGTTTTTTGGAAGTTTAACCAAAAATCCGTTATTAGCTGACCCACTAAACCAAGAGTCAACTATACGTGTCACATCTACGTTTGGATCCTTATTAGCTTTGTAATCAAAAGATTGAGAACCAAAATAAGATCCAGTCCAAGATCCACCTCCAGGAGTCATAAAATATTGACTAGCGTTTGTAGCCCATGAATTATTTGCTGAGACATAAGACGATGTGTTGTACCAACAAACTCCGTTTCTAGTTTCAGGACTGTCAGCAAATTTCCCAGTTCCCATATCCCAAGATTGAGAAACTTGTCTAACTTCTAAGCTATACGTAGTACTTAAATTATCAGCATCTGCCAAATACAGTTTAAGTCCAGCTTTCCAAGATCCAGTTGAAAAAAGTTTTATTTTGTTTAAATCTTCATCGCTAAATCTTATTAAACTTCTTCTTATATCATCGTACAGTATACTACTAGATACGCCTGCTATTAACGAATTTTGTGGATCATCACTATTCTTTGCCGCGACTTCTAGTATTTCGTCTAATCCAGTATTTTGAGCTGGAAATTTAGAATATAGAGTTGCATCTGAGGAAGGGAATATTTTATATACTGCCATTTTCTTTTTATTACATTGTTACTACTCTACCTTGAATATCTGAATTTGGATATTTTACTTCGAATATGCTTGGATCTAAAGACGGATAGATAACGTTGTTTAATATAGCTCCAGGTATGTCGTAGCTAAATTCAGAGTATCCACTAGAAACTCCAGTCTTATTTACTATTTCTACCTTCTTAACTGTTTGAACTCCTACAACTTGATCAAGCAAAGTATAAACATCTGATAGCTGTAAAGGTTGATTGATCTGCCAGTTATCTACGTTAAAGTATTCTTGTAGTTGAATCAAACATCTAGAGATAACATCTTGACTGGTATAGTTCGGTCTTACAGTTATATCAAAATTACAACCTATATTGATTATGTATGCTGGTTTTATGTCTACAGCATCTGTCATCATTCTGTATTCAGAGATATAAGTTTGTAAATTTTGAATAAGAGCAGATGAAGGGACCGCTAGATTTCCGTTACTGTTAAGACCTAGAACATACATACTAACTAAGATCTGATCCTTTTGATTAGGATCGTTATTAGTGTAGTTTGTAAATGTTCCATCGTCTTTTGTGATAAAAGCCTTAGCTATTTTTCCAAACTTAGGCGGCATACTTAATGCTCTTGCTAAGTAGTCTTCTTGCGTAACTGCTCTTAATTGACTTGAGAACTCTACTGCTATATTCTGTCTTAGTTCTTCTACTGTATCTCCGTCTCCACCACCAGAAGCAGGATTAGGATTGTTTGTAACTACTGTAGTAGTATCCCCAGATCCAGCGCTAATTGAAGTAGGAATCGTCAATTGATTGGAAAGAACGTTATATTCTGATCCTCCTCCTGCTAGATAAGTTACTGTAAGCGTAGTATTTTGAGGAGCCAGTCCATAAGTCTGTGTAGTAACAAAGTTAGTTGGATCAAAAGCAGTATTTAGTAAAGTCAATCCAGTAGTAAGTCCCACACCAACAGTATTAGGATTGGGAACTACGGCTGAGTCTGCTACAGAATTAATTCCTGGTCCGAACTCAAGAACTAGAGTATTATCTGTTTTAAATCTCGTTGTGAATCTTCTAGGTACGTTTACCTTTTGTAGCATATACGGCACTTGATTAGCGTATTGATACAAAAAAGGATAGTTCAACGCTGTGTTTTCTACAGGATTAAGTATGTAATCTTGAGCTAAGTAAGGAACTTCGTACCATACATTATTACTAGAATCTACTACTTTAAGAACTGATATAATATCGCTGTCTTGTACAGTGATTGTAGAATACCTTTGTGCGTTTCCAAAAGTAGAAGTAGTAGTTTTAACTTGACCAGATAAAGCTTGAGTACCTTTCTTTAATAGATAGCTTGTAGGATTTCCAGATCCGTCTATAGTATACACACTAACGTCTGTTGGATCCATTGAAGAAGATATAGTAAAATCTACTTTATTTGGAACGTAAAAAGAAACGTTATTCGATACACTAGATTTTACCTGCATTCCAGGTTGAATAGTTATGGCTGAAGACCAGTCTGGATAAGTGTTTGGAGTGCTGCCTAATGCGTTAACTCTCATGTAAACATCAAGATCTACTATGGCGGCAGATACGACTTTAGGTCTGTAACCAAGCATGTATGCCATGGTATACAAGTTATTCTTTTGCTTAGCATACTGTAAGAAAGTTTCTTGAAGTTGGTTATCTAAGTAGAAAGAAAGTACGTCTCCAACATAAGAAGCCATTTCAATGAACATGCTTCCTGGTGACGCTTGACTAAAATCGTTGTAAACAGTAGGATAGTACGACTTAGCGTATTCTATCAGTTCGTTTTTAAACGTCGAAAAGTCTTTGTTTAGGTATTTTACATCTATATTATTAGGCATCTTAGACGTTTTGTATCTTTAATAGTATTGAATCTGTTTCTTTAGAAGTCTTTATAGTATAACTAAATTGTATGTTTATAGAGTTATAACCCGGTTGTCCTATAACGTCTAATCTCTGTATCTGAACTACTGGAAACATATTCTCTATTTGTGTTTGTATGGATTGTTTAATATCATCAAGAGTACTTTCAGTAATACTTTCGAAAAGTCTTGATCTAAGTCCCATTCCAAAATTAGGATTCATAGGTCTCTCTCCAAGATCAGTAAGCATATAATTAAGTATATTGTACTTTAACTGCTCCTTAGTAGTGTATACAGTAGTAAACACACTTGGTCCAGCAAAAGGTAACTTAACTCCAACTCCAGTTGAAGGCTTAAGATCAAGGGGCGATATTTTTCTAAGGTTATACGCCACGATTAAATTCCCATTTTTTCCATCATTGCAGAATAGTCGGGAACAACATTTATTTGTACAGCATCTATGTTAGAGCTAGGTTTTGCTGTAGCTAGCATATCATTTACTCCTCCTGTTGCAACTTCTCTTGGTTGAAATGCCATTGCTGGATGCATTCCTGCGCTTACATCTGATGTTGAGAAGTGCATTGCGCTGTCTTCGTTGAGCATGTCTTTAGCGGTTTCATTTAGCAAAGAAGCTAAAGGATTGCTTGATTGTTTAAATTTAATGTCTTCAAACCTTACCATAGGAGATGAGTTTAAAGTCATCGGAGGTTGATTTGATTTTTTTGGCTGAGCTGTAACTGATTTTGTTGATTCGCTAAGGATCTTAGGAAGCTCAGTTCTTAAGGCTCGGGTAATCTCTTCCCTTATTATTTGCCTTATGATTTCATTTGCGCTTTTCTTTTCCATATAGTATAAATATTATTGAGGCAAGTTTGCTGTGTTAAAAGTTAAATTTGTTCCACTAGAAGATAAACTAGTTTTAAGTTTATCAGAGTTTTGCTTCATCATTTTTCTCATTCTCTCTCTAAGTTTCTTTCCCCCTTGAAGTTTGTTAGCAAATGCATTGAGTCCAACGCCATTATTTTCATTTTCATTATTTCCAGAATCAAGTCCATTATCAAAATCTGTATTTTGTACTTCATTTAACGATATATTATCATCCATTAAAAACTTAAGAGACTCTTCTATAGTAGCTAATTCTTCAAGAGTGAATGAAGATAAATTTTCTGATTTTATAAGTCCGAGACTAGCTAACTGTTGTTTCACTTCATTAATTATAATTCTATCATCTGATGCAAATGTAGGTTGTGACTTAGCTACAATAGTACCATTTACCTCTTGAGCTATTCCATATCGTCTTCTTAAGTTTATAGCATCATCTACTACTTCCTCTGTTACTATTTGAATGGTATATTTCCCTAATGTGTTGTTACTTTCGGTATTTTTATTTTTGTAATTATCTACAAAACTTTCAAATCCGTTTGCTGTACTCAATAGGTTATCTCTTTGAGTCTCCATATCGCTAATAAGCTGTTTATCTACATTAGTGCAGCCTTTTAGATTTTCTAACATTGTATTAATCACACTAACTATGTAGTATATTCCTACGCTAACTTGCTCTACTATAGCTGCACATAATGATAATAATACATTTATTTGGTTTAAGACTTGTAATATTTTATCTAAAAACTTTATAACAACATTTTGTAAAAGATCATCTATTGTAGTAACTACTCCAGAAACAACAAATACTAAAGGAATAGGTAGAGCTTTTATGAACTTAACTACTATCTTTAATGCTTTTACTACCAAAACCATTATGCTTATGATCTTTTGGCCAAAAGCAATAAACGTAGAGAACATATTACATATAGATTGTAATTTACCAAGAGTTTTGACCACTATAGTTAGAAATCTATAAAGTTGCTCAATTGGAATTAATTTTTCAAGTCTAGCAATTTGTTCTGCTATATTAGCATTAGGAAAAACTGAGTCTACAAAACTTATAGCAGAAGCTGGAGTAGTAAGCCCTTGTATCAATATACATATTTCTCTTACTCTATCGATATTATTTATAAGTCTTTGTAGATCCTGTGAAGGGATTTGCCTATAATCAGTGTACTTATTAAAGTCTCCAAAGTACTTTTCTAGAGTTGAAGTAACAGTAGATATTTGAGGAAAACTTGAAACTAACTTAGGATCTCTTAAGGCAGATACTGCAGTTGGATCCGATATCTCTTTGAAAGAATCTTTTATTTCGTTTACTATTGAGTATACTGCCTTTGCTTTTGATTCTTGATTTGAAGTATCAGTATAACTAGAATAATATTCATCTATTTTTAATTGTGTATCGTAAGCAGCTTTTTGCAAAGTCCATTTAGCAATACCTAAATCACTAGTTGGTTTATTTTCTGGATCAAATTTAGAAGATTTTGGATCTTTATTTAGTGCGGCATTTAAAACATTACACAAATCTATTTCAGAAAGCTTATCGAAAGTATTCATTAATCCTTCGTCTATTGCTTTTTTTATAGATCTAGTAAATTTGTTTTTTACTTCTTCTGGAACTCCTTCAAACTTACCGTAAAATATATCATCTACTGCTTGTTGTGTTTTTATTAGTGCATCTCCTGCGATGAATATTGCTTTCTCTAATCCAGTAGCTGAGGTAGTATTTTGTAACCCAAAAGATTTTATAGTTTTTCCACTTAACTTTGAAGAAGTGTCTTTAAAATTCGCTTCTTTTCTAGCATTACTTTTATCTACTTTATCTTTATACGCGACAGCTTTTGCCTTCTGTGTATCAGTTAATTGAGAAGTCTTTTTATCTATCTTAGCTTGTATAATTTTGCTTACCGCCATTACTTAATATATGTAGTTTTAGACAAGTGTAATTCTTCATTTAAGTAGTTTAACATAACTTGACTAGCATGTTGCATCTCTTTACCAGCTATTCTAGCTTTAACAGCAGTAGTTCCTGGATCGCTAGTAGAAGCATCCTGTAGATAACCTGCTGCTGAAATTAAGTTCTCTAATAGTCTTTTTAATTGTATTGTAAACGTTGTTCCTAACATCGCCTGCTCTCTTGCAAACTCATCTCCAAGTTGAATTTTAGGAGAATTTATAACAGTGTTTTCTCCTGAGTATACACTAACTATCGTATTGGCTGATATGCCTACTTCTTTTTTAGAAAATAGTATTACGTTTTCTTTTTTTGAAAATAACATTACTCTATCTGAACATATTAAAGCTTGATTTCCTTTATAAGGAAATTCATACTTTTTAGATCTTATATCAGATATGTTTAGCGTTCTTATAGGTTGACCCGATGTTAGATAGATTGATGAGTCGTCCCTAGAAATGTCTTCTACAGTAGGAGAAAATAGATCGGAGTTTTTTACACTTGGTTTTCCTTGACCGTTTACAATTATTGTTATCGGTTTCCCTTGATAATCGCTTTGAGATACTCCTATTGACCATGTATCGTTGTCTCCTCTGTTTGGATTAGAACTACCAAATCTTATAGATTGACCAAATCTTCCTTCTATTAATGAGTCTCCTTCAAAAGGTTTTAAAGACTTTACTTTTGGATTCTCTTGAAAATACACTCCAAGAGGTAACTTTGCTTGAGCTGCGTCAGTCGATCCTTGATATCCTGGTTGTTGAGAATAGTATTTTAAGAACTCAGAATACTGATCCATGTTTGGAAATGCGTTATGGTTAACAGCATTCCATAAAGAAAAAGGAGGATAATAAAAAAGCTTTTGATTCTTGTAATTATCGTTAAGACCATCAGAAGGTCCAGAAACTATGTAAACAATTTCTCCTATAACAGGATACTGTTTAATAAAAGAGAATATAGGAAAAGCAGACTTAGACACTTTGTTGGCTCTTCTTAAATTAAGACCAGTGTATAGCATCTCAAAATCTACTTTACCTACATCAGCAGGACTATTATACTCTGGGTTTTTAGTTTTTCCGTCGTCAAAGAATTCTCCAAGCACAATACTAGTAACACGACCAATAATAAAGTATTGACCGTGACTACTTCCTACGCCTCCTTCAGGAGTAGAACCAAATATTATATCATTGGCCATCTTTAGGTTCCTCTGTTATTTGTTTTGATTCTGTAGCCGATACTGTGTAACTAGAAACTTCGCTAAATAGCTGTTGAATATCTTTTTCTGTAAGAAGACTTGAATCTTCTGCACCAGCAGCTTTCTTTTCTTCTTGCTTTTGAAATATTTGAAGCATTTTCATTAGGACCTCATCGTTCTTAAGACTTGAATCAAAGTATCCTTTTAGCATGGGAACAATAACGATAGCATCACCAGGACTTTCTACCATGTCTCCCAACTGGTTTATTCTTGATTTTAGGGCCTCGTCTTGCTCTTTGTGTTTGTTATATATTTCTTTTGCAAGATCAGAAATTGTTTTTCCTTCAAATATCTCTTTGCTTTGTTCTTCCATGGAACTAAGTTTATAAATAAATATCAATAGTCCGCATTCTCAATATAGTTATTGAGTATTTGAACGTACAATCCTTTTATTTTCTTAATTACCTTAGTTATTGTGTT